CAAAACAGAGACGTTATCAGAAATTCTGGCTTCTCTTGGATTTAAAGTCTTTTAGACTACAAGTCTATTCCTTGTTGTCAGTAAGGTTCTTTCGAATTGTCTTACTTTTCTTAGGCGAATTTTCATTCGCCTTAGAAACCCATTTATAATATTCTTCGCAGATTGGCAAGGGATTAGATTTTTGATTCTCTGATCCACTCTCTACAACAATACGAAGTATTTCTAATCTTAGTTCTTGATTATCCATTAATCATTGTTCTCAAAGTAAATACTTGTTGCACTACCTTATCATGATCTGGATGTGCTTTATTCCAATATGGACCATCTCTATCATTAACAAGTTTGCTAATTTCGGCTTCATAATCTGTACCTCTATCAACATTCTCACTTTCTGTACTTACTAATTTATCTTCAGACATTAAGTTTGCAATACTTGCAAAACCTTTAATCACAGAAGGATGATCTCCAATACGAGTACCATCTTTTAATTCCATGTTAAGAATATCTTCACTCATGTTTGCTTTAGCAATGGCACCAGCTTTTTTAATATTCTCATCATAAGATCTACCCCACTCTTTACGAAGTTCTTGTTCTGCATTTGCTTGAGCAGTTTCAGTTTCTACTCTTGCTGCTTGAACAGATCCTTCCATAGAATTTTTATAGAACTCTAGAATACCTTGCGCTTGTTTATTATTTAAACCAAGTTGATGAGCATTCTCTGCAAATTGTTTTATTGCAGTTTCATCTAATGGAGCTGTTTCTGATTTTACTTCTAACTTGTATTTGTCTGCAGATTCTGGTCTGCCAAGTTTTCCATATACTTCATTCCATTGATCGTCTGTTGAGTTTTCATTTGGTACTGCAACTTTGTCTTGACCAATCATTCTAGTTGCGTTGATATAACTTTTAGCTAACGCATCTATTTCAGTAAATTTAGAAATGTTAGGATCGTTTCTAAACTCTTCCGAGATTGTTTCTTTCCAAGATTTAGCAACAGTTGAAGGTTGTTCAATTGCTTGAGGAGTGTCTGTAGTAGTTTGTGTTGTCTCTTCTACAGGCACATCAGTTTGTGTTATCTGTTCATTTGACATTTTTATTCTCCTTTTGTAGCATTTGTTTTATAAATAGAAGTACGCTACGTTGACCTTCCATATATGCACTCTCATGGCTATCACCTTTTATGTTAGTGGTAGAATGATAATGACATCTTTTTTCTAAGTCAGACAAAACCTCTTTGCCTTCGTCTGTATTAAAAATATATTGATAATTGTCTTTTAGTTTTTTAATTATGTTTTCCAACTGTTTATTTGTTTCCATATTATTCTGCGTCTGAATTAGCTACTGCTTGCGCTTCTTCTGGCAATGCTTTTGCTAATGGCGCTACTTTTCCCCCTGCTTCTGCTAGTTGTTGTACTTGTTGCATTTGTTGCATTTGTTCTTGTTGTTGTGCTGCTTGTTGTCTTTCGGCATTTAGTTCAGCTTGTGGCTTCAAAATTTTTTGAGGTACACCAACAATGCTAGTTAGATGTCTAACTAATTTATCCATATTGATATGATCGAATACTGGAGCAACATTTGATAAGCTACCCATAATTTCAATTGCTCTCATAATTGATTGTAGTTCAGTAGATTTTTGTGCTTTAGCAAGTGGCGATACATATTCAATTTCTATTTCTTGACCAGATAAAAAGTCTGGTGCTTGTGCAAATAAATTTCTTCTCATTAATATTGCAAAGGCTCTATCAATTAATGGTTTTAATAATTCAGATTGAAGTCTACCCAAAACCGGTCCAAGTAATCTCATCTTCTCTTCGTTACGTTGAATAACTTCTGTTGCTGTCATTTGTGGACCATCTTGCATCATAAGTTGATTAACATAAAAAGCATTTCTAATTGAGTTTCTTCTTTGCTCTTCCATGTTTAAACCTAGTGTATTGTTTGCACCAATGTTTAAAGGTTCAATTCTATCTCTAGTTCCTGCTCTGTAAAAATTTAAACCACCTGGTACTGTTCTTACAGGCAACATAAAACCATCATCTGGAACAAGTAAAGGTGGATCAACTTGTTTCTGCGCAGATTTGATTATAGTTTTTGACATTTCATTTAGCATCTTAACGTCTGGCAAAGCTGTCATTGCAGGAGATCTACCATAGATTTCGTGTGATGCTTTTAAGTATCTTGGTACTACAAAAGGAAACTCTCTAAAACCAGATACAGATAACTCGTCTCCACTATCTGCGTCTAAGTATACAGATTCAAACTTCATGTTTTCTTTGTCTTGTTTCTTAGGATCAAAGTCTGCTCTAGGATAAACTGCATGAAGTATTTCTACTTCTTCATAAGGATCTTTCTTTGCTATAACTGCAATGTTAGTTGATACGCTACCAAACTTTTGTATTGCAGCTCTTGCAGATATTTTAAACTTTCTAAATACTGTATCAATTCTACCTTTATCATTTTCTGAAATATACATTTCATTAATGTGTCTTGTAGAAAATTTTATATTATCTTCATCATCTTCTTCGATAAACATTGCTGCCGTACCAAATGTAATTAGATCATGATACAGTTCAAATATTTCTTGTTGAAAGTTTGATTGATTGAATGCAGAGTACATAACTTCAGTAGCAGATTCCAACCATTCTTTTGCTTCATCTTCTCCTTCCATTCCTTCGCTTTTAAATTTTAAAGAGAACCAAGGTGTAGACGGATTTGTCAACATACCATGTAGTGATGCTGATAATAATTCTACTGATTGTAATGGTGAGCTATCAAAAATAAGTTCAGTTCTTTTGTCACCTTTAGATCTTGTTTTAGTTACATCAGCTTTTCTTGGTTGCATATAGTCTGCAACTTCTTGCCAATGACTTTCCCAATTTTGTCTTTGAGTTTTTAATCTATCAAATCTTGATAATAAAATTTTTGCTTTTTCTGATTGCGCCATACTATCTACCTAATAAACTTGGTTTGCCTAATGTCAAGCTACCAGTTGCACCAGTAACTCCTGTCATGATTGTTGGAGATCTTCCTTTAGCTTTTGCTTTTCTTTTTCTTAACAAGATTGGATCTTCAGCTTCTGTTGCTTTACTTTGAGAAACTTCTGCAGTAGTTGGTGCAGTTACTTCTGGAGCTTGCACTACTTGACCACTACTTGGTGTTGCGCCACCACCATCACCACCATTACCAACACTAACTGTTTTTGTTGGTGAACGCATGGGAGTTACTCCTGCTGCTTGACCTTCATAATCCATTTTATTAGCTTTAGATTTTTTTACACCTCTAACAATAGCACCTACTACTCCACCACCTTTAACAAAGTCTCCTACTTTTTGTAGTGTAGTTTTTGGTTTAGTATAACCAAACTTTGTTCGGTTATTGTCTCCACCCCCACCACCAGATGAACTATTAGATCCCATTACTTACCAAATGTTAAAGAAGATTTAGTTTCAGATTTAACTTCTGCTTTTACTTCTGACTTAACTTCTTGATTAATACCCACACCATTATCTAAGTCATCCATATTACTAACAACTTTTTTTGCTGCAGGTTTCTTTTTTGTAAATACTTTCTTAATTTTATCTAACATATTATTCTCCTAATAAAGTTTTAAGTTTAGTTTCTTCAGATTCTTGTAGACCAAGTGGTCCAGTAAGTATTGTAGACTTTCTACCTTTTCTTTTTCTTTCAATAGCAGCTTGTTCTTTTGCCATTTTTGCTTCTTCTTCTGGTGAAAGTTCTGGTTCTGGCGCTTCAACAGGAGCCGGTGGTGGTGGCAACGCTGGCATTTTTGGTTTGAATATTGATCCCATAATTAAATAATCCTATAACTATTATCTGCTACACTTTGTGGCGCAGTTTGTCTAGTATTTAATTCTTGTAAACCAACAGCTAAATATCTCATGCTATCACACGCATGACTACTCCAATCGTGTACAGGCTTTGATCTAAACATTCTTGATTTGTCTACATACTTCCTGTGGTAATGTCTTAACGCATCTATTAACTTTTTGCAATGGTCTGTGTCTATCCAACATCTATTCAACAACATTGTTACTGCATGAATACCTTCTTCTACTGGTAGCTTCGGTACTACTTTAAATCTAACTCCTAACTGATATGCTATCTCTCTTCTGGTTTTGCCATTGCCAAACTCTTGCACATCAATATCGTGTGGAGCAAAGTGATCTTTGTAGATGTATGGTTTTTCGTTTAGCAACTGAATATAGTGTGGTAAGCCATGACCTCTTTCTTCATGGTAATCTATTATCTGTACTGCCGTACCTTTTTGTTGAAAAAAAATTATACTACTGTGGTCTGCGACACCGAGATCCCAGGCAGTTGAGACAGGCAAAGTAGGATCGTAGGGAACTCTAGCTAGTTGTTTCTTGTCATCTAGTTTTGCTATCTCTTCTCCGTATATGGCTCCTTCAATGTTGGCTATCCAATCACACTCAAATTCTTGCAGGTACTTCTTCTCACCCATAACTTCTTTTGCTTTATCTAACTCTTCCTGGTCTACTATCTTTGTTTCACTTGCTTTAGCTTTGTAGTTAAACCAATCTTCTGCACCATTTGCGTGTTGGTAAAGATCATAGAAGTTGTTGTTCATTCCAGCAGGTGTACCAATAAAGACACAATAGCCTTTACGATCTGATAGAGCTGGTCTAATTATCTCTGCAAATAGTTTTCCATCGATGTTAGCATACTCATCAATAACGCAGCCATCCAGGTATATACCTCTAAGACCATCTGAGTTTTCTGCTCCAAGTAATGTTATTCTAGCACCATTAGGTAGATCTACTCTTAACTCTGTTTCATTGAACTTTGTTGATGGGATTTTATCAGTAAATTGTTTCATATAATCCCAGGCAATGCTTTTTGCCTGCTTGAATGTAGGAGCAATATATGCAAATCTTGGGTTCTTGTGTGGACACATTAAGGCAGATTTTATTAAGTGGTTGATCATGCATACTGTTTTACCGAACCTTCTGTGGCAAACTAGCACACTCCACCTGTGGTTGTTAATCTGTTTATGTAAATATGCTTGATGTTTTCTTGGTGTATATGGTATTTTGATATTCATTAATGTATCATCTTTGATCTTTCCACATCATTTAGTGGATGAAAGTCTACTCCTAGTGTTACCATTACATAGTTTATAAATAAATCTGCAGATTGTTTATTGGGTATACCAATGAATTTAACTGTTACTGCATTGGTTTTTTCATCAACATAAGCAATACAATCAAAATCGTCTGTGTCTAAATAAGCCATATACCATATGTAGTGGATTTGAAAAAAAATAAAACAAAAAAGTGTTTCTGTATAACTGGCTAGGTGTCTGTGTGTCTGTTGAAATTATCCATGTATATATATGTATAACATCGCAGGTAAAATCTGGGGTATAGGGGGTAGTTTAGAATGATAATAACTTGCAACAAAATAGTAAAAAAGATGGATATAAGTATTATTACTATTGATAACAAAAATATATCGTTACTTATTTTATAAGGATTTTCTGATAACTATTAATTATCAGAAATTTTCAGATCCGATTGTCATAATGCGCAAATAGAAAATTGATCGCTTTGTTTTTGGATAG